TACAGGAGGAGAGGTATCGTCACCACCAGTAGTCGATGTTGTAAATGGAGTACTCTTACCAATGAATAGATAATAAGTTGTCTTAGCAGATTCCGAGAACGATTCAAAAAATTGTTCTGCATTGTGCTGTCTGAAATGTTCTGTTATAATTGCTGCCATAATGGTTTCCTGTTTCCTATACTTTTATTTATGCATCTTTCAAAACTTGATAATTAGTCTGGGCTTGATGCGGTTATTTAATACGTCCTATTATGATATGGCATATCTAACAACAACAATACCAGAACCGCCTGCAGCAGCATTAGTGTTAGAACCTGATGTAGATGAAACGCCCGAAGCACCATTGCCTGTGTTTGCAGCACCAGCAACACCATTCGTTTGGCCTGCGACACCAGCACCACCAGCCGCATATGTTACGTTAGACCCTGTTCTAAATGCATTCGTCTTACCAGCACCACCAGCAGCAGTACTACCATTTGAAGCAGTACCAGCAGCACTAGCACCACCACCACCACCCGAACCACCATCGGAGCCATATGCGCCACCAGCACCACCAGCGTTACCAAATCCTGCTACGTTTGTAACTCCAGCGTAAGATGCTTGGTTAGCTGCGCCTGCTGGCGTATTATTCTCTGAACCACCAGAACCAGAACCACCAGCATTACCATCTGTGCCGTAGTCTGGGGCACCGCCACCCCCTGTTCCTGTATGTGCGTTAAAGGAACTATTACCACCATTTCCAGCAGATGCGGCCACGTTAGCTCCTGCAGCACCACCAGCACCAACTACAACTGCATAGTTTCCAGATGTGACTGCTTGTGAGGTTGCGACAACCATACCACCAGCACCACCACCACCAGTAGAACCAGCATTACCCTCAGCCTGTGCAGCACCACCGCCTCCACCCACAATCATATAATCACAAGTCAGACTTCCAGTAAATGAAATTCTTGATGTTGCAAGGAAAAGGTGAACTCTGTATGTAGTTCCACCAGATACATATTCTGACACAGTTCCACCGACTGCAAAACTGGGTGAAGTTAGTGAATCAACATACGCTTTAGTTGTTGCATGCCCAGTAGCTGATGGAGCACCACTTAAAGTTAATGCGCCCGTCATCGTACCGCCAGCTTTTGGTAGGGCGGCACCAGCTGTAGTTGTGTTGGCTGCTATAGTTGTATTGATTGAGTTAGCAAGCTTGTCTGCCGTTACTGCATCATTAGCAATATCTGCCGTAGCGATTGCCCCGTCCAGTACTGCTATAGATTTAATTGTATCAATTGCCATGTGTTATATTCCTTTGTTATCCAATTGCACAGCCATTATTTGAAAGAATTACCCAACCAATTGTGGTTGCGTAAGTGAGCATAATACTGTCGCCAGCATCACCCATAGTAATAGTTGAACCACCAGCAAATGTAGATGGAGTAATAGTAGCATCTCCAGCATCAACCTTTAATGTAATAATTTTTATTTGACCTACAGTTCCGTTAGCAAGTGAAAATGCATCAGCAGAATCTGTTGTAATTTCTGTTACACCAGTTGTTAAATTAATAGCACCAGCACCAGTAATAGACTGTACACTTGTCTTTAAGTCTGCAAGAGTTTTGTTAGTAAGGATATCAGTAGAAACTTTACTTACCAATGTAGAAGTGCCTGTGCCTTGAGGAAGCAAACTTATGTTTGTTATGCCCGCACTGTGTGGTTGTGCTTTGAGTGTTTGACCATGAGTGTTTGCATGGCAGTTAAGTTTAAGCATTCCCTCTAAGTTTGAACCATTACCTTTAATTTCTAATATCTGTGATGCAGGGTCAACGACTAAGTTTCCAGATGCAGTAGTGGCAGTACCACCAATAACTGGTGAAGTCAATGTTTTGTTTGTGAGTGTTAATGTATTGGTGGCTAAACAGATGGCTGCTGTGTTACTCAAGTTTGTACTTGCAAGTGTAATTGCAGCACTACCATTGAATGCTACTCCAGCAATAGTTCTTGAAGCTGCAAGAATAGTTGCTGTTGCAGCGTTGCCTCCTACTGATACGTTACTTGATAACGCACTACCATCACCAAACTTAGTGTACAATTCTACAAAGTTGTCATTAACCTTATCGCCGCCTATGCGTAAAGTATCACCTGTTCCGTCATTTGCATTTGTACCTAATCCTAGTGCTTGATACGCCATGTTAGTTTCCCTTATTTCTTTCTTTTATTTATAAGACTTATATGTTAGTTTTTGTCAAAAGTTTCTACGTTAGCATCAAATTTTACAGTAGTAGAACTAAATCGTTTCGAGCTAGTAGTAACTATAATCTCACTTGGAGGCATGATGTTAATTCTTTTTGCAAATGCACTTTCTGGAATAGTTCCATCTGCATTTACTATCTCTCTAATTCCAATGAATCCAATTTGTGCTAGTGTATATTGGTCGCGTGATTGGTTGTTTGAATCAGTCACTTTCCTTCCACTAGGGTCACGATGATTTGGTATCACCGCAGCAATAGTTTGAGGATGCACCGAGAACGCATAGTGTGCAACATTCTCTAGTGTTGGGCCTGTAAGTTGTGAACCCCTTGGGCCATCCATTTTCACACTGATGTCACTTGTTAACGAAACATCTCTTGTGCTATCAGTTAGTCCACTTGGAGAAACGACTCCTACTCCAGCATTAACTCTTTGAGTCGTGTTAGTGGAAGTACCCAAACGTCTACCAAATATTGTAGTGAATAGGTTAGTGAACGTAGATGCGAGTTCTGGAGAGAATGTCTCATCCCCTGTGAATCCACTGACTGTACCAGCAGCAGGAACTTGAATAGTTGCACCCACTTGAGTTGCAAAAGACACTTCACCGAATACGTTCCAACCAGCTGGGTGAACAGAACGTCTAATTGAATCTCTCCACTGGTTAATAGACTCGCCAACACGAATAACATATGAGTAGTCTTGATAGTAATAACTATCTTGAACCTTCATACTTTCAGTTGAAAGTTTACCTCTATCCGTTGCGAAGTTTCCAACAGTAGCACCGATAGTACCAATGTCAACAGTACCAATAGCAAAATTAGATTGCACAATTGTAGCAGTTGCGCCTGTGATTGTGCTTATCACATCTCCATCGTCTAATGTTATATCAGTTTGTAGTTTTAGTAAATTTCTTGAACTGTCAAAGTTTATAACTGTTGCAGAATGACTTGTTAAAGTATCTCCCTTTACAAATGTACCAGAGTAGTTTTCTATGATAAAGTTTCTGTTAAAAGATACAGTTGGTGGCGTGATATAATCCAAACCAAAGTTTGTTATTGAAACATCACCTATCGAACCAATTCTTGGAGATTGAGTTGAGACAGCATATAATTCTGCACCTGTACCACCAGAAGTTGATACAGTGACAGTTGGAGTTTTTAGGAAACCATTACCAGTGTTAATTATCTCTAACTTAGTAATTTGACCAACTTCAGCAGAAACACTCAAGTCAATAAATGTCTGAGGTTCTAAAACAATTTGTGTACCATCTTCTAGTACTAGATGGTCTGCTTCGCCTATAGTTTGTTCTAATGAGGTGAAGAAAATATCTGCATCTTCTCTAAGAAGCTGCAACCCATCTTCCATGATGATATCACCAGTGAGGTCTTGGGAAGTTCCTTCCTCTAATGCATAATCTAAAGAAGTTTTTTCCGTGAGTACTGATCCGCTCTGTTCTAGGAAAAGATTGTTTCCATCTTCCATCACTAAGTATGCATTACCTAATGTGGCATCTTCTATTTCGAAATTGTCACTCTGAATTACTAGTATATTCTTATTGTCTTCAGTAACAATTTGATCTGGCGAAGTATCAGACTCTAAGTTTATTCCACCACCAACTACAGCAACCTTCGCAACAACTCCTTGTCCAGATGTATCAGAATTATTGAATACAAGCGCGTCCCCTATTGCATATCCAGTACCACCACTCTCAATTAAAATATCATCTACATCGCCAGGCTGAATAGATTCTATTCTACCAGTGGCAGCATTATTGCCACCAGAAGCAATATTAACAGTGTCATTAACTTCATAATAAGAACCTCTATCAGAAAGAGATAGCCCTGTAACAATCCCCTTCACTATACCACCAATTTCTAAATCTTGGTTAGTGTCAGTTGAAAGAATAACCTCACCAGTTGTGAAGGCTCCAACTATAGAGTTTTCGTCTAGACTAAGTTCAGCAATGTCAACCTCGCCCTCTCTAAACTTAATGACAGTTATGAGAATTGCCTTTGCACCAGAAGTCGAACCAGTTACAAATTCACCAATTGCATTTGTGAAATCAGAGTTTCCAGTTTCAGTAATTCGAATTACTTTGTCTGTTGACCATTCACCATCAGAGGCTCGTAATAAATTATCTCTAGGATAAATTACCTCAGGCTCTTCGTTGAAAAGAATTCTAAAGAATAGCTTGTGTGCATCAGCAGTACCCTTTGCTGCGTACAAGTCTTTAATACTCTTGATGAGTTTTCTTTTCTCAGTACCTTCTGCCAAGGTATTGGGAATAGACTCCATAAGAGAGTTTCTAAAATTATCAAGAAAACTATAAACAGTATTATCAACATCTGCGTATTCTAATAGTTGCTGAATATTCTGAACAGGGTTAGCGCGATACGACACAACAGTTGTTGTCGCACCAGATGTAGCACCCGTTATGATTTCGCCAGTTTCAAATCTTTGTTGAGATGTTATGAATAATCTGTTGGCAGCATCAAAGTCATCTACAAGTATTGTGGCAGTAGCTTTAGATTTAGTACCAGTAATGATTTCGCCAGCACTAAACTTTCCGATAGATGCTTCAAGAACAACCTTCAACCCATCTTCACTAAGAATGAAATTCTCTGTGATAGTCTCTTCTATTACATAATCATTAGAACCAGATACGACAAGTTCACCAGACTCCAAAAACTCATAGTAGTGTTTTAAGAATGATGAGAACAGGGGATGGTCTGACTTAATAAAGCCAGGCAGTTGCTCGTTTATATGTGGTGATACTTTATTTTTTAAAGTCGAACTAGTCATCTAAAACCTTGTACCTTGCTAGTATGAGCTGTATGTGTTTTGTGTAGTACTGTAACCTGTACCAGCAGAAGAACCGCCTGCAGCAACAATATCCACTGTACCATTTACAGTTGTATTTGATAAATCAATTTCTAACAACTGGTTCCTAACAGAAACAACATCGTTAGAAGCAGGAAGAATATCAACTGATATTGTCCCATCTGTGTTAGTTGCAGAAGTAATATTTACAGATGTAATTACTATCTTTCCACTAGTGTAATCAATCGTCCCAGCTGCTGTGTCAACATATGTTCTGGTAGTACCACCAACTAGATAATAAGTTCTGATTTTACCAGCACCATCATCGTCAAAATAAATCGTATTGGTATTTCCCGAAATAGTAAATCCAGTAGAAGTAGTAATACCACCCAACGCAGCATTATGTCCAGTGTGTGGATGATACAATGCATTGTTAAAACTAATGACGTATTGAGTCAACTCACTTAGCGTTGGAGTAATAATCTGATTGAGGGACAGTCTTGTACTGTTAGAAAGTAACGAAGGGTCTGTACCATCAATCAATCTAGAAAGTTTGGAGTGTCTAAACACAACATCGAAGTTTGTCAAGTCACTTGAATTGTAAGTTGATATTGTTTTTCTAATAAGAGTTTCTAAATCAATAGCAGTCTTTGTGGTAGTCTTACTATCAAACTTAAAGTCAACCTTCAGTTTAATCTTCGTAGCTACTGGGTTTACTAATATTGGACGAATAGATGCAATATTGTATTTCTTTAAATCTAATGCAATGCTATTCTTTTGAGCCTGTGTTAAATTAACACCAGACTTAGTTCTTACAGAAAGGAATACTTGTCCGTAGATAGGTGGGTCATTATCTTCACCACCCCATACTTGAACTGCCTTAGTGCCTGCATATACTTTTGGAAGTATTGTTTTATAATCTTGTGTAGTTACTGCTCTACCCTGTGATGCATAATCAAGAGGAGCATTAAACTTAATAGATGCAATGGTTTCTGCTTCTGCACCACCTGTTGCAATAACCAATGACGCAACAGTTATATCAGTTTCGCCAGCAACAGATGTTGTAGAAAATAACTTTGCACCATTCGCCTTGTCTTTGTTTGTGACAATATATTCAAGTTGAACTATGTTACCATTGGAGATTGAACTTCCGATAACACCATCTCCGAAGTATACTTCAAATTTTCCGTCTGAGGATTCTTGAAGGAAATACACTTTAGCACCAGAAGTCACTTGTGTAATGTCAGTTGCAAGGGTGTAGGTTGTAGTCGAAACATCACTTGCAGAAGTTTGTACTGATACCTTTAATGTGGTAGTGTCACCGCGATCATCAGAAACCAAAAACTTCTGATCAATGTTATTTAAATCTACTGTGTATCTGGATGTGATAAGAGTGCCTTCATAAATCGGCACGTTGATAAATCTCATAACACCATTTGTTGCAGTAGTAGATATTGCTTCGTTTGCTACAAATCCAAATGTACTACCATTCATCTTTGTAGTAAATCGTGTGCCCTTTGCAAGAGTTGCACTTGCAGCCGTTGAA